TCATATGTGGTCATCTCCTTTTCTATTATTATGTTACATAGAAAAAGTATTTGCAATACCACATATGACACGAAAAAGGGAGCTCTGCACTTCCATCAATTATTATGATGTACTCCTTACGGATAGTCGTTGAGGCGCTTACGCTGCCTGCTGATTGCCCAATCCTTTAGATTGTCACGCTTTGGTACTAAAGGCTCTAAGGGGTTTCCAGCATATCACAGAGTTTAATTATGCATTGCATTACTGCAAAGGAGAAGCAAACGCGGAATTTTTACCTCTCGAAATAGAACGAGGCTCTGCACTCCCGAAGGTGTAAACCGGAGCCTTTTCACGGTTAATAGAAACTGTAATACCTTGAATTTCAGCCACTACTTCAGAACCGAATGTAGCAACGATATCACAGCCGGAAAAAGTAGTATAACTACGAGTGTATTCAGACGCTGTAGTTACACCAGAGTTATTAGAGTAAGCCATGTGTTAAATATGAGGCGGCTATTAAGCCGCCCCCTCCTTCTTTAATAAAAACTACTATTAGGTACCAGGTTGACGAATTTGGATGTAGTTATTGATTTGACGAATTTCGTTAAATGGCATAATAGTGTAATTGATATCAATATAAGTATATTGAAGAGCAGTTACGTCATTAGCAATATCGAAAATGTAATCATATAATAAAACACCTTTGAGTTTATTCAACTCAGATGTCAAACCTGTGCGGATAGCATCACGAACGGAGTTTTTGTTTTGTTTACCGATGAACGGTTCACAAACACGGCGGATAGCTCTTTCAACAGCACCGATGATACGAACGCTATTCAAGCGAGACAACGCATCAGTAGGATCAGCCATTGTACAGCCATCAGTTACTACATAACCACGAGTAAATGTGTTTTTAACTGTTACGATACCTTTCTTAGTCAAATCAGAGATTTGAGTAGTAGTCAATTCGAACAATGGGTTAACACCGATTTTTTGGTTAGTAGGGGATTGTTCTACAGGCAATGCAGAAACCATACCAGCATAAGCACCAGCACCGTTACCTACATAAGCGTAAGTAGAGTTGTAAACAGGTACATTGTTTTGGAAGAAAGTACAAGAAATTGCACGACCAATATCGACAGGCATACCGTCATCATCGATTACGGATTGACCGTTAGCACGTTTCAAATCGAGATGCAAGTCAAGATTTTTAAGGTCTTGGAATTTTTGTTCGACACCAGACAATGTGTAGTCAGAGATACGTTCCATACCAATTACGCCATGAGTATGTGCAGTTTTTAATTCTGTATACATACAATGTTGAGCGAATTGACGAGCGAAGTTATCTGGAGTACGGTAAGGGATACGCATAGTATAATCGTAATCGATTGTACGGTCAGCTTTAAGATCGGCTAACGCTACTTTACCGCCAACCAATACTGGTTCCAATACTTCTTCGATAAGAGCGTCTTTTTCTACGATACCGTTATCTGTCATTTCAACAGCAAATGTATCGGCAAAGTTTACATTATCTTTTAAGTCAGAAATGAATTCTGCTACAGTACGATAGTTAAAGTCTGTTACGGAAATAATAACACGGTTGTCGACACAATCGAAGTTTTCAACGTAAGCTAACACTTTGTCGTCACGAGATTCTTTATTAATAAGAATATCGTATTCGCCGATTGGAGTTACTTGACCGCCGTCATATTTGCCGACATAAAGAACGTCGTTTACAGACAACAATACATATTTAGCAGTACTAGCAGTTGCAGCAGAAGCAGCAGCTGTAGTTGCATAGTATGCAGCAGTAGTTGCATCAGCATCGGATAACAAACCGTTCATAGCTGTATCGTATTGAAGATCTGTAAGAGCAGTAATGTCTTTAAATGTTACTGTGTTACCAGTAGCAGGTTCAGCTTCAATAATCTTATCGCTAGTTACGAAATGTTTGAATTTTTGATGAGCAGATACTGCGTTTTGAAGTTTACCGTCGAAAGTAATAGATTTAACTTCTTTAGTATCTTGCAAGAAGAATGTTTGGCCAACTTCGTAAGTTTTATTATCTAAATCGAGAGCTGCTTCATTAGCTACAGTCGGAATAACTGTAAATACTTCGTTTTGATAAATAGCACTATCAACGATAGCATCAGCATCATCGATTTTTACGAAACTAAATTTGTAAGAACGAGGTGCATGTTTTACGTCTTTAGTATTAACTACTGGAGTCAATTTAAACATTTCTGTATCGACTACAGGAGCACCTGCTGCTACAGTATTAACCATAGCTACATCGATAGGGAATGCTTTTAAGAAATCTTTTGGTTTAGGTAAACGGCCACCGATTACTGTGTCAGCACAGATTTGAGAACCCAATACACGATAAGGCATATCAGCATTTTGCAATACAGAGTATGCGCCTTCACCGATAGCGGTGATGTATTGTTTATCTTTTACTTCGGATTCTTTAACACGAGGAGTTAAATATTGACCAGTAGAGTTTGTACGAGGGAATGCAGTTGCAGTTACTGCAAAACCGGAACCTAACTTCATGTATTTTTGGAAGTTAGTCATATTAGTATCTTCATAATCTTTATCGTCTTCTTCGAACGCTAATGCAGATGCACCAGGAGTCAAAAGATAATCGTTATGAGAATACATTTTCAAACCGACAGTTACGAAAGCTTCATTAAGGTCTTTATCCATTACAGAATAAATTGGATATTCAGCATTAACGTCTGTGTTAATACGCAATGTATGGAAATATTTACCAGTGAAGGAACTGAAAGGTTTAGGAGATTTTTTGTTTTTAATTACATGTGTGCGAACTTCTGTGCGGCATGGAATTAAAGAACGTTTACGGCCGATGAAATATGTACCAGGGAAGATAGAACCCATAGCCAAATCATAAGAGTCGTTACGAAGAGTAACGTCTTGGCCTTTTTTATTTACGATAGAAAGAGTTACGACGTTATTCAATTGGTGTTTGTTGATATAACGAATTACTTCGCTAATAGTAGTGTCGGCATTAAAACCTGCACCCATCAAACCTAATTGAATGTCAATTTTGATCATTTCGTTTTCATCGTTAACCATCGCATTGTAACGTTCATAAGCAGTTGCTTTAGAAACTGGTTTATACAATGTGAAAACTTCTTGACCAGGAGTATTATCGAAAGTAAAGTATACTTGTTTTGCTTTATTGGAAGGGAAACGAGATTTTACACGCAAACGAAGAGTGTCGTCAGAACGTAATTTAAAATCTTTTTGAGCTTCGGAACCACCAATACGGAAACCATAAAGAGTACGGCAACCAGAGTTATAAGCATCGGATAATGCTGCAGTCAAGTCTACTTCACGTTTAGTTGTGCGATCATAAGTATCGCCATAAGTATATTTAGCATATGTCGGATCATAAATAGGTACTGGAACACCGTTAGGACCATCAAATGCTGTACCGATACAAAGAACTGCGTCAGTTGTACCGAATTGAGAATCGTCATAAAGTTTCTTCTTTACAGAATTGACTTCGACGAATACACCAGGAAGATCTCGAAGGATTTCCTCTTTAAAGGTGAAAGCCATATTTAAACCTCTTAAGAAATTATTTACCAAGATTTAGTAAACGTTCGATAAGTTTGCTAGTTACAACATACATTTTATCGATGTTTAAAGTATAGCGAACACTTCTAATAGAATATTTTTCACGATACATAACGTAGGATTCGTCAGTTAAGCGTTGATCGTAAAGTAATTCAGATACACCACGCATTTTTAAATAACCAGTGTAGTCTACCATAAGCTCTTCAAATTCTTTAAGAACTTTATTAGCTTGATCGTATGAAGTTGCGAAGATGTCAAATTGAATGACGTATCTAAATGCATGACGATACACATCGACACCTTCTTCTTCAATATTTTCTTTAACGGGATATTTATCGTCAGGACGATAATCAGGATTTCCTGGAGCACGACGAATAGTCGTTTCCATTAATCTTGGTTTTAAATCTTTAGCAGGTACACCGCTAATAATTTTAAAGAAAATATAAGGATGATTAATTTCCTGATCTCGGTCGTTAATCGTAACGCCTTCATCAGGACTCATCTTTACGTTATCTTCACGAAATGCTTTCTCTACGAGTTCTACGAGTAACGCAATAAATTCGTCGAAACTAATGGAACTGTCAGCCCGTAATCGGTCGAGACGTTTTCGACTATTCAGTATCCTACCGGGATTAGTGACTGCAACCAATTGTTCTTTTTGACGCCGTACTTGGTCGAGTACAAAACGTTCATTAATTTCTTGTGTCATAGTCTTTGCTCCGCAGTATAAGATTCTGTTGTAAATAATGGATATAATGTATATCGTAAAATGATGTCCACACCATATCCATGATTACTGATTTGTTCTTCAATGCTGTCGATATGATAATCGTAAAGAACAAAGCCAACATTATCTTTAAGTAAATTATCTAACCGTTCTTTTATTTTATTTAAATAAAACTTACGGTAGTTCTTACCTATATATTCTTCGAAATCCATTTCTCTGATTAAGTAATTAATGATCCGCATTACCATAACAGATTTATTAGGATTTTCGTCAGATAAGTTAACTAAATTTTCAATAGTAGTACCAGTCCGATAGTTATTTTTGAAATAACAAACATTAGGAAGCATATCTTTATAATCTATAATAAAGTCAGTATCCTCATCATCGAAATCGGGGTACTTATTAATAGGCGTGGCTGCTAATTTCGCAGCTACAACTATATTACAGAAGTGCACATATTTCAGGTTGTTGCCGACAAAAATTATATTATCTAAGTATTTGTTCTTATTGTTAATAGCAGTATACTCTGCTAACTTATTATTATAATCTTTATTAAATGCATCGATATCTTCGTATAATGAACTATGATTATCGGTAGCAAAAATAAAACTTCTATTCTTTACACAAGAAGAAGATAATAAATTTAAATAATGTTCGGTTAAATTCTTATTATATCGATCAGTATATTTATCGGAGAATTTAATCTGAGTCGGACAAATATAAGCGAAGTCGTAATCGATAAGTTGTTTTGCTATATTTTGAAAATCAGATATCGTTCTCATATTCACTAAATATATGGATGGCGCTCCATAATTTTTAGCGATAGTATATGCTTGATATAAATCAGAATCTTTTCCGTATTCTTCTTCGACTTGTGATAATAAATCGAATTTCTCGATCTTACAAGTTTTATTCGTATGTTCGGAGTTGCCGATAATTAATAAGCTAGTATGCTTATCTTCCATTATCATACACCTCCGATCAATGCTTTAAAGTTTTTCATGAATGCTTCTGGATTTCGTTTATAGTCGACACCATTAGCTTCATAATAAACACAGTCCATAGTATTAGAATACCAGTCCATTACGTATGTAACGTTTATAATTTTATCCTTAAAGACAATAATGTCTCCCGGGAAAACTGGAAATTCATTTCTAAGATAGATATCGTAACCACGCATTAAAAATAATTTATTATCGGCACTATCTGTCGAGAATAATGGCTGAATGTGTGCACGAGCTTCTCGTATCGTTATTTTATGTCCAAGTCCTAAACAGTTTTCACAGAATGGATCACCGTGTTTTGAAACCGGGTCCATACATGTACAATTAATATGCTTATTTGCTTGAATTAACCATACAGGAACTTCCATTAATTGGATTAAACCATTAATGCGTTCATCGAGGTTTTTCATTATGTTTTCCTCAATGCTTTAAGAGAACGAGATAAATTATCTAACAAGTCTGTCGGGAATGTATGTAACTTACGTTTTTCAGTATAAGAACGTTTTCCGACACGAGGTTCAGCTCTGCCCATAGTAAGATATGTAGGATCGACAATTAACTTTTGGAAAATCTCCATCTCGGCTTTAATCATTTTAATTAAATCAGATAAAGATGGAGCTCCACTTCCATTAGAACTAGAAGAACTAGATCCACCAGATTCAGTCGAACCAAAACTAATATTACCGATATGACCTGAGATCTTACCGGAAGTAGAAGTCGTTACAGCATGTTTACTAACAAGACTTAACGTTGCTCTTAATTTACAAAATTGTTGTAAAAGATAAGGTAAGTCGGCTCTATTTTCATAACCAGGAATTTGGTCTAACAGAAACTGTGCAAACCGACTTGCTTCTTTTAACGCATATAATACTTCTGTATCACTAGCATCGAATACATTGATTAGATAATTAACGTCGCCGAGCGTATAAAAATTACTAATTTGTTCTGATGCTACCGTATAGACTTTATACTTTAATACTTTTTTACCGTCGACAGACTCTAATTTTTTAATTCTAATTTCGTACAAAGAGTCAGGTTTAGTGCCGCCGATCGGTTTTAATTCTAAACGATTACCAAATATCGTATACTCAAAAGGCTCTGCCATTAGAAATCCTTTCTGATGATTTCGATATTTTGTAGAATACCTTCATCTTTAATTTCGGCATCGAATTCAAATACAAATCCATCGTCAGTACCTTGTCTAGGACGTTGAAGGACTTTTAATTCTTGAATAATTACTGGTTTAATATCTTGATCGGCAGGAGTTTCGTCGACTACGACGCCAGGTTGACCAGCAGTTGCTCTTGTTATAACAGTACCGTCTGCTAATTTAATAGTTGTCGCCGCATTATTAGCATTGCCGTCTTTCATAATCTTTTCGATTGTTTCAGGCGTTAATGCTGTCGTCGATGTATTCCCAGATGCATTCGTTACTTCGTTAGATAGTCCTAAAGAAGTAGCATCGTTAATTTCGTCTTTTGTTATAGAGCCAGAAGGCGTAGGATTTTGATCGAGATTAACTTTATTGTTATGCATATTACGTTTGTAATTATATGGTGCCCAAATAGATACTGGATCTATTTTATGAGGATTTTCTTCGGCTTTTTCGAGTCGATCTTTAATACGCTCAGGGCCATCATAAGTAAACGTAGCCAATTCAGACCATGCACCAAATTCACCGTCTTTTTCGACACGTACTCTAATATAATATTGTTGTTGTTTATTTAATTTAGGAAAACTAATCTGTTGTTTTTCGACTACTACTGTATCTATTTCAACAGGATTAAATAAACTATTATCAGAAATTTGGAGCCGATATTCTAATACAGGTTTTCTTCGTTTATCTCGAAGTATTTCTTGCCATTGGCAGTTAAAAGTACCATCGACTAATTCATGATTAGCCGGGCTAAGAATTCTTACGTTAGAATAAATACTTGTATTAAAATATACGTGTCTAATTAAACTAGATTGTAATGGCGCACCAGTAATATCTTTAATCGTTCTGTTGATATCAAGACGATATTCTTCATTGGGAAGTACATCGTCTAGTACAGTAATAATAACTAACTTTTTACTTGTACGATATTTTAAACGATAAATTTTCTGTGATTCAGCATGAACCATAGCGATTGTATCGCTATTAATAGTGTCTGGATCGACATTGCCAGTAAAGAAAAGTTTGATTTGCTTTTCAATAGGATTAACGGCCATGTCGACCAAAGCAAATTCTTTAAACATGCTACACCTTATTTATTAGCTTTTTTGCGACCACGTTTTTTAGGTTTTTCTTCGGAAGTTTCTTCAGTAGTTTCTTCTTCGTTAGATTCTTCAGGCTCAACAGAAACTTCTTCTGTAGTTTCTACTGGAGCAATAGTTTCTTCGGCTTTCGCTTCAGGTTCTACTTGCAACCCTTCTTGCCCTTTTTCTTGCAAACCATCTTCAGTCACCTCTTCTTTTTTAACTTTAGGTTCTTCTGTTTTAACGACAGGAGCTTCAGCAATAATACCAGCACGCTTAGCTTCTTCTGCTACTTTTTCTTTAGCTTCTTCTGGATTAACGAAACCAGAGGAAACGATATCATAGTTAGTAGATTTAACTAATTTACGAATAAGCGGAGAATATGTACCTTGCTCTGCTGGAAGGATTCCATATACTAATACTAGACGACCCATGCGAACGGATTTACGAATATTAGTTAAATCCATCTTTTCATGGATGAAACCGTAAGGCTCTTTGCGAGATAAACGCATACGAGACAAGCGATCCCAATAGCCAGTTTCTCCAGAGGCCAATTTAACAATGGCAATTACTTCATGTTGTTGTTTCATATTATATAAATTCCTTTTATTTAAATTAAAAAGGAGGAGCTCCGAAAAGCTCCTCCAGTTAACTACTATTATTCAGTTACACGAACAACAGTTGGACGTGGATAGGATGGCATTGCGGAAATATTTTTAGCAACTGCGATACCTTTACCGTTATCCATGATGCCGATACCATAGCGTTCTTTAGCTTTGATAATACGAACATCGATTTCAGGATTAGTCCATTTTTCAACGGACAAGTCTTCACGTTGTACGATCGCACCAATGTTGTTGCGGTCGATAACATACATATCAAATGTTTTGTTTTGTTTGTCGAATTTAACGCGTGGGCTCAAGATTACATTAATTGGCATTGGCAAATTGAAACGTGCTTGAGATTCGTTCAATACGAATTGTTGAGGACCCATATTGTTAGATAAACCAGCGAAACCACCAGTACCTTGAGTTGTGCCGAATGGGTTAACATTCATAGCACCCATAGCACCGAATGTTAAGCCTTGACCTACCATTGCGTTACGAGCGAATACTAACCAGCAAAGTGGATGCATGATAACGTCTGTTGGTGTCTTATCGTTAGCCATCAAAGCTAAGCACATAGACATAAAGTCTTCAACGGACAATGTGTTGTTTGGCAAGGAATCTTCGCCAAGACCTGTTGTAGCAGCGTCTGGGTTTTGAGCAGCCAAAGCATTATCGAATACTACATGGCCGTGTTCGGAGAATTCACGAGCACACCATTCATCTTTATAACGAGCCATAGCGCCACCAATACGGGAAAGGTTAGCTTCCATGATGTCCCAGTAAGAGTCCATGATAACTTCTTCGGAAAGAGTTACTTTAAGACCGATTTTTTTAGGACGAACTTCGATGGAATTGTATTCCAAAGTATTGATTTCTACAGCTTCATCGTTGTAAGCGCCACCTTCAGCAACTTCGTGAGCTTGTAATTCACCGATGATAGGTACTACTACAGTACCATTAGTGTTACCAGCTTGAACTTTAGTGAAGAATGGAGAGATAACAGATTGAGTATCTTCAGCTTCGATCATTTTAGATTCGATGATACGAGGAACCAAATCAACTACGTCTGTTGTCATAATTGTTTCTTTGATGGAGAAATGTTTGTCGGACAAGTTTTGTTTATTTAATTTGCCGACCATATCTTTCATCATGTCATATTTTTTTACGGATTCTGTAATTTTTTCTGGAGATAAGCCTTCTTTTTTAGCAGCTTCAACAGCAGCAGAACGCTTCGTATTAACATCTTCCAAAAATTCTTTAATATTGATAGCCATTATTATGCGTTACTCCTATTATTTTTGCAACAATACTTTAACTGCGCCTACACAGCCGTCCCAATCCATGAATGTAGGAACACCTGCAAGACCTTCGCGAGTATAAGAAACTTTCACATCAACAGTTTCTTTAGGACCTGCTTTAATAATAGCGTCAGCTGCAGCACGATCTACAACTTTAAGACGAAGCAAGTTGTCTTCTGTATTATAGTGAACTACTTCGAATGCATTAGCGATTAAACCACCTTTTACTACAGGAGTGTAAGCGGAACCGTTAATGGAAATTTGAAGTGTACCAGGTTTTACAAAACGATCTGGAACTTGGAAGTTGAAATCTAAGTATTCTTTACCAGCTTCAGCAGCATGCATTTGACCTACAAGAACGTCTTTAAGTTCAGTAGATGCAACATTGCGGCCATCAGTTAAGCCAGGAATACCGATATATTCATATTTAACACCCATACGAGAATCGTAAATGTCCAATTTATTATTAGAAGCATTCATGTTCAAGTCATGGTTAGAATACAAGGAATTATATTCGTAGTTATCCATGCCACGGAAGTAAGCATAATCTTCGTAAACATCTTCACCGCGACGGTAAGAACGACCATAACCATCAGCTGCATATTGAGCCAATTCTTCTTGATCACCAATAGCCCATTTCATCCATTTAGTGGAACCTTCAGGTACCAAGTTAGGATTTACTTCGTGTACTTGACCGATAACTTGTTGACGTTCAAATTCAACTTCAGCAGGAGTCATAGCAGCAAGAAGAGTTTCGTCGGACAATGGAGATTTAACGACACGGCCGTTTTCATCAGATTTTACTAGGTCACCAGGCAAGAATGCGCCATAAGCACTACCCCAAGGGTTTTGCTCTGCTTTATCTTTAAATAAGAAATGAGGCAATTCTACCATTACGTCAGTTTTAATAGCACCAGGAGTCATACCATTCCAAGCGTTTTCATCACGAGTAGCTTCGTTACGGGACATGATACCGATAGGCACGTTACCAGCACGATGAGCCATAGATGGTTTACCATTTTCTTTTAAAAGACCAGTAACTTTATCTTTTTCTAAACCAGCATCAGTAGCCAAAGCACGAGGGCCTTTACCGCCAGCAAATGGTTGATAGAAATCAGCAGTATAAGCTGCAGCGTTTACTGGAGTCCATTCAACATCGATGTTTTCCAATGGTTGACCAACGCCGACAGGAGAAACAAGACCAGTAGCAGCATTATAAGTATCGCCAGCTTTACGCAAACGAACAGGAGAACCGCCGTTAGCAAGTGTTAATACGTTTAAGAAAATTTCAGGATTTTCTTTTGCAGATTTTACGTCAGGATCTACGGCTACGATACGACCTTTTGGAATAACCAATTGATTGTACATTTCAGCGTAGTTATAACGGAAAGCAACTGGCAAACGAGAATCCAACCAGTAAGATACGTTAGAAGTGTCATGGTTTGCAGTGTTCAAGCGAACTTGAGTACGTGTTACACGACGTTCTTCATTATTGAAAGCTTTGAAGCCAAGGCCTTTGAATACTTTACCGTTAGAACCAGTGGTGAAGCGATTAGGGCCTTTACTAAGATCAAAATTAGGCATTGTAATAGAGCTCCTTATTATTTAAAATATTTGTAAAGATCGGATAAGGATTCAGTTACTTCGACAACTGGCTTAACCTCAGTTTTCTTTACAGGATCTTCGACTTTGGAAGTGGAAAGTTCAATTGTTTTAATTTTTTCTTCCAAGGATTCTTTAACGGCTGTTACATTGTCTTGTAAAGCTTTTTCGCTTTCAGAGCGCAAAGTTTCAAGACCTTCTTTAACAGTTTTTACAGAATCAATTGCTTCTTGCAATTCTTCTTTAGAAGATACAACAGCTTGAAGTTGTTCACGAACTTCATTTTTATAAGCTAAGAAATCAGAAGCTAAATTTTTATAATCTTTTTCTACTTGTTCTTTAGCTTCGATAAGCTCTTGAACTTTAGCAGACAATTCTTCGAATTTAGTATCTTCGGATTCTTTAACCTCAGTAGGTTCTTCAACTTTAGCTGGAGTTTCTGTTTCTTCAGCAGGAGCTGGAGTTACTTCAGCAGATTCTTTTGCTTCGACTTCTGCTGGAATTACTTTAGGTTCTTTTTCCATGTGTTCTTTAACGACAATTTTATTGCCGTCATGTTCTCCTTCTAATGAGCTAATAGGAAGAACCGGTTCAACTTGAGCCGGCTCTGCATTATCATCATATACTTTAATATTCTTAGCATATGCATCAGATGGAACAATAACGTAGGATAGCTCTTTAGGTTCTAATTTCTTAAAATCCCAATAGCACATCTCGCCGTCATATTTAGTTCCTCGAGCATGCTCACATAGACCGTCGTTCGCTAAATCTTGTCCACAAATAGAACAACGAACTTCGTCGCCGCGAGCGCCAATGCTTACAGTATCTAACAAACCATTTTTAACTTCTTCTTGAGCGTCAGGCGTTAAAATATCGGCAGTTAATACTAATGCTTTCGTACCAGGTAATCGTTGAGATTCCTTAATCTCGGCATTAATAACGCGACCAATTGTTTCACCGTCTTCGTCGTTATGATGTTTAATAACTGGAATGTTATAAGGATAAGTCCATTTATGCAACGACTCTCTCATTGCAGATTCGTAATAACGTGTATCATTACGAGTAGCATACGGATAAAAATGTAGTGCTTCTATTTCCACTTTTAATCCTTTAGCTTTAACGTTGTTAGATAAAGAATGAGAGTGTGCGACTGCGGACTCTTTTACGTCTACAGGATTAAACCCAAGATATTCACGGAATTCCATGTTTATCCTTTCATTATAGGCTTAATTGAGCACTTACAATATGGAGTGTAAGCTGGAATATCTTCGATAGTAATCTTATCGATATCGAAATGGGTCATGCGGCCATTTTGATGATCGCTATTTTCGAATTGAATTTCGATTGTTTTTACACCGTCGGTTTTACATTGTTGAACGTAATTCCACCAGTAAGCTTTCTTTGTGAGATAATCACATAAGAATCTTAATCGATATTCCGTTTTCGAAAGTTGATTATCGATGTATATTTTATCTTTATTATTTTTTGTCGCAGATTTTAAATCTTCGACTATCTTATTAATTTTTTTTGAAGAATAGTCTTCAAATGAATCGACTATCGGATCAATTATCTTTCCATTAGTTTTATTGTTCGCATGTGAATCGTTAACACCACGCCTTGCGGACTCTGTCAAATGTTTATTTAACTTTTTCAAGAGTTCGGTAACTACAGGCTTTGTAGAGCCACGACTCGCCAATATATTACCTAGTCGATTGTAACTTGCGTGTATATCGCTAAAATTTTTCTCATAATCTTTAATATTATCTTCTAAAGATTCCTTCATTACGAATTCTTTCGCAATCGGATTATCTTGAATTGTATTTTGATTTTGAGGATTTGCATCGTTCGAGAAGTATTTATTCGGAGTCGATTGTTTCTTCTTTCCGTTAAAACTACGTTCATCTAAGCCGTCTTTACTTGATTGTTGAGTCGGCTGTAATTGCATTGTTTCTTTGGACGTTTTAATAGATGCATCTGCTTGTGCATCGATTTGTTCTAATTGAGATTCCAATGTAACTTTAAATGCATACATATCCGTTTCAGATACTTCATTATCGAAGCCAAGTTCACGACGAGCTTCATCAAGAGTAATAACGTTACCTTGATATTTTTGAATCGTATGAGATTCAACTTTAATTTTTGTATCGATCGATACTTCGTTAAAGTCGAAGAATACATAATCGTCTTTATTAGTTAATGGATTAAATCCACCTTCTAGTAATAATTCAGTAAATAAATATTTTTCGATAAAAGAAGAAATTACATTCTGGAACGCTTTTACTTCATCATGCATTAATGCTTCCGTATTGTCGGCTGAGGACTGTCCACCACCTCGACCCATTGAAGATTTTGAAGCATTGAGACCGGTAAAAATACGTTGCTCCATATACGATAAGAAATTTAATAAATCGTTAGCTTTCATATCGGGAGTAACAGACGTAATTGTCGTTCTTTCGTTCGTTACGATAAAGCCGTCATTAGGCATATCTTGGAAAACATTTCTTGCATCGTCAATTTCTTTTTGAGTAGCATATTGACCTTCGGCTGTATTACCTACTTTTATATGCAAAATAGGAGTGGCGAAACGATATAATATCGTCATAACCAATCCTTCAGCTTTCCGCAGCATAGATGCATCCTCTAGAACGGTAAACATTCTAGAGGTGCCATACTCGGCATTATTCATTTTATCGATGTACAAATGAATTACATCGTTCGGAGAATATTCTTCTCCATCGATTAGGTAATGATCAATTCTTCCATCGTCTCCTCGCTGCACTGTGACATTGCAAGGATCTGCTAAGAATAAACCAGAGATCGAACCGCCTTTATAAATTTGATCTGCTTTAACTCCAAATTTTTGCGTATCATTATCTCTAGTTTTAATTATATACGAATTTGAGAAAGTATACAAGTCTTTTGCAATAGAAGTTATTAAAACATAAAAAGGAATTTTAGAACGAAATTCTATAATACGCAATCTATCATTAATATAATCAGCTGCGGCTTCATTTTTAGACTTAATTTGATACCCGGCTTTTGTAATAAGCTGAGAAAACTTTCTAATTGCTACTGATAAATATGAATCGGTAAGAATTGCATTTTTAATTCTTTCTAAATCGTATGTGCGAGAACCTGGATTAGATCCTCGTCGATTAAACTGACCGAAAGCTATCGCTTTGGCTTTAATAAGATTTTCCTTAACAGTGCTAACTGCTCTGCCAAGTACAGAATCTTTTTTCTTTTTGGGCTGTTCAGCCTCATAAAAATCTGATATTTTCATTTACTTTCCTTGTAATGAAATGAACCCGGCGTAATTTGTCCAACCACCCATTTCGTGGAAGTCGCTACCATGAACGCCTTTATTTTGTGAAGATGAGTTACCATAATAACCGCCTTGCCCATCGGCAATAACGACATGGTTATAACCTTCCGCATCATTATGATATACTATTATATCACCTTTTGCCGGTGTTCCGCTAGTCACGTGTTGTAATCCGGCAGCTCTAGCATTTTGCATCAATACGTCGACGTTAACGGTTCCTTTCGATAATTCATCGGCTAAGAATTTAGAGAAATATGAACCGAACTTCGTAGCAAATTCTACGCAGCCAACTGATCCATTTGCCATAGTAGAACCAACCAAACCAGATGCAACTGCTTTCGTAAAGTCTGTATCGATGACTCCAGTACCTCCGCTACCATTTATAATTCTATCAGATAATGAACCAGGTTTCAAGTTACCATAATTACCGGTACTCGATAATCCGTTAGCACCGATTTTACCAGGATCAGGAGCTAAATTATTTAAATAAAAGACTGGATCTGGTTCCGGCGTTTTCTCAAACGGATTAATACCGTTATTAATTAAAACGCCTTTAGCAAATGCACTATTAACAGTTAAATCGAATACGTCTTTCGTTAATTCTGTAGACGACATCAATAATTTATTATATTGATATACACTATTAACATACTTCTGATCGTAAACTGCACGATTCTCTCGCAAGAAATCATTTTCATATTGACTTAACATTGTCGGGCAATACGATAAAAATTCATGATTATAATACTCTTGACGAGTTTGTGCCGCCGCTTCGATTGCTCGCATAAACTTAATTAATTCGTCGGCTCCATATAGCTTAGCCATCATCTTCGCCTTTTCACGAATCATTAAATCGTTACGGACAATACTGTCATGTGCTACTTTACATTTCTTACCAGATACAGTTTTAACGGCTAAACCATCGAATACTAATAATAATATCGTTAAATCTTCAGCTCCACATAATTGAACGGCATGGAACATTTTAGATAAATAATCCTGAAGATAATCTTTTAATTTATCGATCCAATGTTTTTTAATACGGACTAAGTTACTCTTTGTCCATCGATATACAAGTTTGTCGATCTTTTCAGATGACTCTTGTTTAATATCGACAATCGGAACATCGGGGAATCCAAATGGATCGTCATGATTAGGCTCTGGTTTAGGAGCAACTGGTTTCGGTGTCTCCGGAACTTTAGGTTCGACCGGAATAAATTGTTCAGGATTTTCCGGTTCTGGAGGATATGGAGTTTCTGGATCTGGAGGATCGATACGGACAATCGTATCGGTCGTAATTGTTACAATCATCGTCTCGATAATTGGCCTAATCTGAATTGGAAAGTATGGTAACAAATTATATACCGTCTTTAAATCGGCTAATAATTCATCGACTTCACTTTTCTTAACTTCTTCTGGAGGTATCCAAGGAATAGGATCGTTGAACACTCTGGAAGGAGTTTTTTCAAAAGTAGCGTCACTTTCATAATGTCGCTTAGGCTGTATATCAGGACGATAAATAATTTTATTATTGTCTTCCATATTTTCCTAAAATAATGTACGACTAAATTTATTTCTTGTATGAGATAATCTTCTAGATGGACGATCGAACGATTCGCCTGGACCTAACTTTCGCCAAGCTTCATCGGAAGACTCATACGTTTTCTTTTTATCTTCCCAAGGATTATCTAAATCTCGTTTTTCGTATGTCGGCAATACAGATCCTCTATTGATAGAGTATGCTATATCATGAGACGCCTTTTTAACAAGTTTAGTTAATTCAGGGAAATGTTCTACGAATGCTAAATAAGCAAGTCCTAACGCATCGACAAAGTGTTCGTTATTACTATTGTAAACTGGAACACCGGCCGCCGTAATTTTTTCGACACGATAATCGATTAATTGTTTAAAAATTACGTTATCGTAAGGACTCATAATTAAGTTACCACGTTCGATAAGAATAGATAACTGATTTACCATAAACGGTTTCAAGTGTTTCTTTTCGAGAACGCCAGTAACAGGATCTTGAATATCAATCTTTTCTGAGAACATCCAGCCCTTAACTTTTTTATCGAGTCCAGTTTCTGGATGTTGTTTACCGTAAATCTTCAAAGATTCCATCTGATATTCCACATTGTTATCCTAGGAGCTTTTTATCTCCTAGTTCTTATAGTTTCCTATAAGGTCGGCATACTTTTTCGTGTTAAATAATGTGAATACACGGTGCGGGCTCTTGGCAAGATTATATCTTTTCACTTGCTATGCTCTGCCCCTGACTTATTTAAAATAAGCCTTCGGTTCGAGTTACCATATTAGTTATTTAACTTAGGCTTCTCGCTTAATACCGCACTACATTTATATCATATAATTCACTTACAATATAAAGGGCAAATGTTTACCAGAACCGCGATCTATATAAATATAGCTAGGATTATAAATAGCATTCATATCTATAATCTTTTTCACGGCTTTATCAAATGTGAATTCTGAAGATTCAATTTCAGTACGATTAATAATTCTAAATTTATTAAATGAAGGATCATACTCTAACACCAGTATTGATGTTGGAGCCTGACTTTTGTCCCATATTTCAATTTACATTGTATTCGCTACATACAATATACTTAATATTACTATTAAGATTAGACTATATCATTAACCTCTAAATAAAGGTTACTTTCCGCTTCGGGCCGCTTGGCTCTACTCTCTTTCGAGATAGTCGTTGAACGTCTTTTATTTAAAAAAATAAAATTTCGCTGCTGATTGTCCTTATTAGGATGTTCCAGCAATTCAAAAAGTTTTCATTTATTAATTACTTAATAAAGGGACCGGGGTTAATCCACGCCCATACACCTGAATGGATTCGGCGTATATGTTCTTTTTCCAGGAGGAAGAATATGAACTTTTTTTACATTAGTGTCATCTAAATCAGGCCATATAGGCTTATAAAATTCTTTATCAAAATAAGTATAATTATCTATACGAGTAGCTTCTTCTAATTTATCTTTATCGAATACACCAGCATCTTCTACACCAAATTCTGCCAATACTTCATGAGTATAAGCATTTTGATCGTAAGTATTTCTAAATTCTTCCTCCATAGCATCTGACCACATAGGATTATGTTGTGTCGGGTGATAGTGTTCTCGGAAATTTAGCTCTTTCCGAGTACAAATTTCGTAGAATTTAGATCGTCGACCAGTCGGTGTAGAAGAGCAAGTTAATCCGATAGTGTCACGTTCCATACAAAGTGCGTATACAGTGTCGAAGTCGCCTTCGCCCATATAATCCATTTCATCCATTGAAATCCAGTCACTTCGCCATCCACGAATTGATGCAGCACTCATGCCAGATCCAGCACCTGTCGTGAATCCGACAATTTTAGAACCATTTGAAAATTCTATCAAATAAGGATTTGTTGTCGATCTAGTTACTTCTTTTTTAATAAGAGCAGAACTGTCGATTTTTTGACGAATATTATCAAAGATCATTCGAACTTGTGATTGATATGGCGTTACAAACATATGAATAAAATTCTTACGAGTAAAAACATTGTACAATGCTTCAACTACCATCGTTTCTGTTTTGCCGGTATTATGTGAAATAATATCGTTAGCAATAAAGTTACGATAACGTGGCACCGAAACGTCATATGTTTGTTGTTCACCAAGATATTCGATCGATACAACCGGATCCCAGAATATATCGCCATTAAGAATATCTTCGATTGATTCAAAACCTAAATGCTCAGCAAGTTCTTTTGCCTCAGCCTTATTAATAGTTTTAGATTCTAAATATTCTTCAAGTGTTAACCGTCCTGTTTTTAAATATTCAAAATTAGTTTTTCCTAATTCATGATATTTTAAATAAGATAAAAACATCTTATTAAGTTTATCGGTCATTGGTTGAAACTTGTATGAATAATAAACAGAGAACATATTCTTATGAGAATGATTTTTAATTCGATTATATTTCTTCTTGTCGACGAATCCTAAAAAATAAGAATTTCGCTCTTTAACGATTTTTACGACAATACCGAATCGCATTAATAAGTGAGCTAACTGATATGCTAACTGACCTGATTCGGAACAATATAACCTATTAATCGGGACTTCGTCTTCTTCTTTATATGCATCTTTAATTAATTCAGAAACAAAGATTGATACCGACTCTTTATTTAAAGAGAATACTTCTTTCGGAATCGACTTGTCGGAAGATGTATCTTTATTTAACTTCTGAGCCATTAATCTTAATTCTGATTCTTCGATAGAGTCACTACCGAAATAATTAAGATGCATCGGAATAGCGATATTATCGCCGACCGTTAAATCTTTTAATTCTAACCATCCTAATTCCGTTAAGAATGGATGGTTATCGGTAGCATCGAATGTGCGGCCAGTATTTGTCGTAATACGATATACCGGTTTAATACCGTTATCGTATACTTTAGCATTCGGCGCTATTTCGATTTGATAATTATCGTCGAGAGCAAGAATATTAAATTCTTTATTCTCGTCGAATAATTGTTTTACAGTTTTAAATAATCCTGTTTCTGGATCTTGTATTTTAAGATTACCAGTTACACAACGACGGCCACATCGGAATACTTTACGAAGACTTCTATCACGAAGCATTTCGGCCTGATACCAACGTGGAGTCCAAGGGGCATATTTATCTAAATCAATATTATAGATTTGAATAAATGATTTTGCCCACATAACTGGATCTCGTTTAATTACGACTAGCTTTCCTTTTTCACTGAGCTTAGTAAAATCTAATCTTACTAAGTCTTCCAAAGGCATTGCCATTAATTCTTTTACAGAATAATCTTGTTCTTGTTTCATAATTTTTATTTATGGAATGCTTTACCTTCTTGACCCATCATAGTCGTTTGTAAACTATATTGGGATTGCTGAGCTAAGGCCATTCCTGCCTGTCTCATAGTTGCATATTGTTGTGAATTAACTGGATTAGTCCAAGAGAATGGACGATAACTTTGTTGCATTTGCTGACGACCTTGTTGAGCTAAATCGTTAGCAATACCGACTAAAGCTGGTCCACCATAATAAGCAGCTTGAACTGCCATACCGGCTAATGGGCCTAACAATAAATCGGTACCCATACTAAAAGCAGCATCTTGTATTGCGTTAGCCTTAGTACCACCTTCGTCGAGTGTATCGTTATAAGTCCAGACTGCGTTGGCAGTCGCTAAGCCGGCATTAATTTTATTATCCCAAATTAAGTTACCGGCCGTGCCCATGCTTTTAGTAGCATTACCGACATGTCCGACAGCAGATTTTACATTGCCAGTTAATCCTTTTAAAATATTTAAACCTGCCATTATAATGTACCTGGTGCTTTAATATTGTTACGTCTTAATGCAAAATTAATATCGCCAGATGCACCCATATTATCGAATGCATTTTGTGGCGTTAATCCAGAACTAGCCGATACAACAGGATTAACGGTACCGACCGAAGCGATATTCGCTGTCGACGTCGGCTCCATTGCTGCTTCGATCGTATTATTTGTTGCACCTAATGCAGCAGCACCACCTAATATCGTAGCACCGTATCCTGTTAATTTGTATCGATCTGGAATAGAATAGTTATCCGGATTAGTGCTAACAAATTCTTTATTAACTTTAAAGTAATCGTTGGCGCCATCTTTAATAGCTGGAACCGTATTTCGCATAGGACGATATTTAGAGCTATAAACTTCAACTTCTTCTTTAGAATATTGACTACCCATATCACCGAGAACTGTTTTTTGTTTCTCCAGATTAGAAACTTGTCTGTTAATAACTTTATTAGCTCCACTCGTTATAGCATCGTCAGTTTTTCTAGCGATATAACCGGCACCTTCGATAACTTTTTCACCGGCAGTTTTTACGCCTTTAACTATACCTTTAAGCATAATTAAATACCTGGGATACCGATAATATTAAATTCGCCATTCTTATCACGGTATAAACCGCCACCAGTAGCGACACGATAAGCAACACTACCAGCAACGACACCTTGAACTCCGAGACGAGTCATATCGTATTTAGCATTATCTTTATAAAACGCAGATAATTCTTCTTTAGCAGCTTTAACGACTTCTTTATCTTCGCTACCCATACGTTGAGCAAATTCTGGCGACATAAACTTATTATCGAACATAGCTCTAGACTCTTTATTTAAATAAGAGTATTGTAGGGCCTGAGATGTATCGAGTCCTGCAGCCCTACCTTTGGCCATTTGACCTAATGTATAGTTCGGACTAATAATTCTTTCGACAGAACCAATTTCGTCTAGGTCGGCATTCATATTATTAACGAATGTCTTCATACCTTGCTCAAATGCTGGAGCACCGGTTTTACCGATTTCTTTAGCGACTGCATTTGATCCAAAAGCTAATTTACCGACTTCGGCTGTTTTACCAAATGCATTACTAATTAGTTCTAACGCATTATTCACTTTCGCCATAAGCGTTTAACCTCGAATTTCTTTCTTCCTCGATTTGTTCTTGTGATAAGAAGAAATCAGGATCATTAAGACTATTAATGAGGGCAGTGTCATGATTTGCGTCGTCGACATTGTTACGAATTTTATCTTTTCTAGTCGCAGCTAATAACTCAAATACTTTATCGCGTTTTTGTACGAGAGTCGTATATAACTCAATACCTTTAGAAATCATTGGTTGAGTTATTTCTTGACCAGTTTCGGTAATGTTGGTAACGACATCGATAACAGGATCATAATCTTTATTATTGATATATTGCATTGCCCTTGAAATCAGGAGGTCTAATGTAATTAATTCATGTACAAGAACATTATCGGTATAGGACGATTCATCGAGATTAAATTCTTTTTGATACTGCATAAATTTTTGAGCGATTAAAGTCGTTTCACAAATACATGGTTCGCCGACTTTAACGAGTCCTGCTTTGTGTAAAGGATCATTTTTATAAATACAATTTTCGCCTTTACATAAGATCGGCATCTTAGCATAGATCGCATGATCGGTTGCTAACATATGCATAGCTTTATCGAAGATGATTTTACCTTCTTCGCTATAGCCCCAAGAATTATAATCTTGAACGAACTTATCCATTTGCTCGATAAGCTCTTGCTTTCTATTAGAAAGTTCTTTTTTTGACATAAGGAATATCCCTCCTAATGCTCTATATTACCAGCATTACGAACTTTCTTGATTCTTTCCATAATATCGTCGACAGTAATTTCTAAATTTTCTTCTTCACGGTCGACAGATTTAATAGGTTTAGACTTGTCAGGCTCTGGTTCGCCTTGATTTTTCCAATCGATCCATGCTGCCATTTTATCGGCAAAATCTTTAGCCGTTACTACTTTATTATATAAATTATAATAGATATGCATTAACGCTTCAATTTTTAATGGCTCCATAGAGTCTTTAATGAAGCCATAGATATTTTCTTCGACTTCATTATCGAAAGACAAATCAGCTAATGTCCATACTGGAGTACCGTCGTTTTCATAATGGAATTCAGAGATGACGACTTCGTGAGTTTTTTTATCTTCTTCAGAAGCAATTTGATTACTTTCGTTTAACGTAAGAATTTCGTCTTCTTCAAAGATATTATTAGCACCGAATTGAGGAATGTTAAATAAACCGTATGGTTCATATGCATCTTTTACAGATTGTAAATACGGGCCGAATTCTTCTGTTTCGATAAACTCTTTGTCGAAAAAAGGCTTATCTAATTTAAATTTATGAAGTTCGTTCATAAAAAATAATACAAAGTTTAACTTATACATATTAAGATCTTTGTAATCTGTGCATGCACGTTTACATGCTTTAGTAAGATTGTTAATCATGTTTAACCTTTCTTGCGCAGCAAAAAAGACGATATAATAAATAAATACATCGTCTTAATTAAGCATTATTAAATTCCAGTACTGCCAATACCGCCGATGCGTTCACCGTCTGCATCATCGTCGTCCGTAATTAAAAACTTATGGAATACGCCTTGAGCAACACACTCACCTTTTTTGATTCGCACGACATCATCGTTATGAGATAATAAACCTAACGAGATTTCACCTTCGTTAGTTTCGTTATTATAGAAATCACTATCGATAACAGCGACACTATTGATCATACGTACTCCACGTTTAAATGCTGCTGAAGAACGAATGTGAAGATACAATACTTCATCGTCTTCCATAGCTGCTTTAACGCCGGTCGGTAGTACATATAATTTGTTAGGATACAGTTCAATGTCTTCGATAGCAAAGAAATCATAACCTGCAGATTTCTTAGTTTTACGTTTAGGAAGTTTAACTTCCATATTTTTACATCGAGATACTACTTCAAATTTTCTCATCTTTATTTACCTGCGATCTTGTCTACTTCTTTAGAAATCTCGTTCATTAGCAAAGTTAATTCGCTAACGGCAAATTCTTTTGAAATACATCCATTATTATCTGAACCTCACATGATTAAAATCATATAATTCTAAAAATAACATAAAATTATCTTATTAAGAAGTTTAATCTTCTAAGAGATCCTTATTCTTTTAGGCGTGTCCAGGGCGCCCCTACTGTATAAGATACTAAGATCTACAACACTACTTTTACGAAGAATATTTAATGCTCCATTGCAATCTGAATTAAAATAATAACCGTCTTTAGTTTTATACAGACCTCTTTTAACACGGCTACCACTAAATATATATTTTTGTGGATTATCCATGTTATAAATAGGTAAGTCGTCATTATCAAAAAAACTAGCTTTAGAAGTATAAGATTCTTCTTGTAAAACATAATTAATATCATATCGCTTACATAAGTATTCTAATTTTTCTCGAATCTTACCGAATGGTAACTGAGTAAAATTTTGATTATTCTTCTTAGACATGTTAGGTTTATATTGAAATGATTGGTTATATCCAATAACTAAAGTTCCAATATCGTTAGCTATACAATAATTAATAATATATCGACAGGTTTTGTTAATATAATCATCGACTCTATTTTTTCTTTTACGAGAAATTAAATATTGTTGTTTTGTTTGCCATTTGATATTTTGTTTATCCTTAATAGATCGTAATCTTGCATTTTGTTTATTAAAGAACTGATTAATAGATTTTAACTTTCTTCCGTCAACAATAAAAGATTTGCCTGTGTTAGTAACACAAGTACATAAATTATTTACACCTAAATCAATAGCTAGTGCATTGTTAGTATTTAATTTGATTTCTTCTTCTTGAATCTCATATGTATATTGAATCTCGAAGAACCTAGCATTAAATTTAGGTATAATTTGTATTTCTTTTATCTTTTTATTTTCCAATATTTTAGGAATTTTAATTTGAATTTTTTTAATTTCTTTATGTTTTTTCTTGAAAGCATTAGAAAATGGAATAGTTAAAAAATTGTCTTGTCTAAGTCTAATTTGGCCAATAATCAAATTTGAATATGCATTTCTAGGCAAATACTTTGGTAATCGAATATGTCTAAAATTATATTTATTTTGTTTCGCTAATTTAATCAAAGCGAAAAATGATTTAAACATTGTATCAACATTTTTAAGAGTTTGTTGAGCCATATTAGAATTTAATAATTTATAATTTTCGCAACTTTTTAATTCGTAATAATTCGCTTCATATTTTAAAAATTGTTTTTCTTGAAAATATTGTTGTCTAATATTATAAATTGCTTGATTGGTTAAATTTTTGGCTGTTCGACACAATTCTCTTAAAATATTATATTCTTCTTTTTTTAAATGTTTTATTTGTTGCTTTACTGTTAGGTACATTATAATCACCTCGCTTTCTAATATTATATTGCAAGGTTATTATAGTATATTGTTACCAGAAAAGCAATTTTTTAGTAAAAATTTTACAGGACATTTTAGAATCATATTTTGTGAGGTCTCGTTCACATTGAAACGTCACTTTCAATGTAGCGCCATTACGCGCATCTTTAGCTTTCACTAAAGCACAGACTATATCTTATCCATATTATATTTTAAAAAATATAACTTAGGCGACACCACTTCCACTACCATTATAGACTTGTAGTGTACGACCCTCACGAGGTCTAGTCGTTGAACCTTTCCTTAACAAAATGTTAAGGCTTGGCTGCTGATTGTCCATTATATTAGTACTTAGGATTTAACCTTATACCATCTCAGAGATTTATTTCTACTTTCGTAGCTCTATCAATATTAATCAATAAAGCACTCTGAGCTTTAGGAGTTTCCAGCAATTCAGTGTCTTTGTTGGACGGGTAAGAACCGCCACTATCTACTAGTTTCCCAATAGACTTACTATTCTGCCAAAACATATTAATTATTTTGACGTCTTAATAACAGTGCATATGCCTTAATATGATCATAAGATAAATCAGAACAGAATTGATCGACAATCTTTTTATTTGGCCAATCTGTATCTAAGATACTGTACACAATCTTATCTTTAGGATCATCCAAAAAAATTAAGATTTCGTCAGGAGAATACGCTACGTATTTCTTCATTCGATTTCCTTTCGCTAATTAAAATATATATATTGTAATTATATTTTTATTATACACGATATTTTGATTGTAAGCAAATAAAGGGGAGAAAGGGAGGGAACGGTGCCGCGAAAGCGGTGCCGGATCCTCCCAAATGACTGAGCATTAGTGCTCTTCTTTGGATTCCAACAATCTTTTTGGAATGCATTCTTCTGATAAAACAATCTTTTGTTTACCATCTTTAACATATTGAATATCGATAGCTGTATTATGGATATCGACAAGGCCTATGAAGACAGCTGGTTTTTTGCCATGCAAAATAATTTCACCAGGATGTACCTCATTCCAATTAACATTCATTATCTTCCTCGGAACTTATTGTATAAGAACACTAATACATATAATAAAGTAACGACAATGAAAGTATAAAATACCGTTATCAATTGTCCGTTAAATATATTGTATTGTGCTTCAACTATTTGTGATAAACTAATAGCTAAAGATAATACGAATAAGTAATCTTTCATATTAACAAGTCGTTAAATAATTCTCGAGCTCTTCAATCGTTTTGAGCTCGACCTGTTCATTGATCCCATCAAATGCTAATACAACATCTTGATAAATATCGAAATACCAAGTTACGTTATTTTTCTTAGCGATGACACGAGTACAATGATCTTTTTCAGAAATAATAGGAGATTCAAAACATTCAATAATTTTATTTAAAGCTAATTCCATTATTTAAATTCTCTTTCTTAAAAGAGTATGCATACCGTGGGCCCATATCTCTACGTATATTTCGACTCATTATACCGATATGCATACAGTCTTTTATATTACATAAATTCTTCGTATTCGTCAATAGTAATTTTATTATCTTTATATGTTACTTTCCATATATTTTGATTAGAAGATCCTCTAAATTTTAAAGATGGATCTTTTAATTCGTCGATAAATTTACCGTCGACTAAAGCATCGACTAATTTTAATAACTCGACTTTTTTAGGATCCATGATAATCTGATTGATCGTATATCCAGAGTAACACCAGATATTTTTATTTTTGAACCATTCTTGATCTTTCAAATATTTATTAATGAAAGATACAAGACCGTCGACATTTTCAAATGGCTCACCACCTAATATGGTTAAGCCCGATACTTGAGGATGTTTTAAATAATCGACAAGTCTATGCGCTGCCATTTCATCGAATAGTTCTCCGGCATCGTGATCCCAATATTCTTGATTGAAACAATTGAAACAATGGTGAGAACATCCTGTTACAAATAACGTAGCTCGAACACCAGGACCATTTGCAATATCGTATTCACGAATTTGTCCGTAATTCATTATTTTTCAACTACTTTCAATAATCCATTTTCACTTCGTACAGAAATATGTGGAACTTCGTAAATTTTAGCTGTATGATGTTCGATAATACAACCACGATATTGATTCCAATCATCTAAAAATACTGCTAAATCGGCATTCGCTAGCATCTTAATAGAATCGCCTAAAGCTACTAAAGGTTCCTTACTTTTATTCTTAGGAGAATAACTTTCGATAATTTCAATATTCGTAGAATCAAGATACTTAGTTAAAAATTCTTGAACTTCACGAATATTACTTAAAATTTCTTCGTGTGTTTTACCGCGCATTGGTTGAGATAAAAATACTTTCATTATTAAGTCTCCTATCGAATAATATGCTGTTCGTTAATTAAAATCATATCTTCACTTATTAAGTTCTTATCGATGTATTCTTGGCGTTTTTCTTCGGCTTTTTCTAAAGAGAAAAATACACCCAACACAGAATTATCATACTCATCAGAATAAGTAAATAGTATATAAACCGTATCAATCATATCTACCATTTTATAATAATCATTAATTGCAGTTTCTAAATCATCCATAATCTTAAGATAATCATCATCAGGAGCATAGCCAGAAACTTCTTTATCTAATCTTTCAAGTTCTAACAAAACAGACATCTTTAGATTATATAATCGATCTTTTTTGTTTAACATAGTTATCACTCATTAAAATCATTAATGTAACAAGTCTTTACATAAATTTGATCTTCGGTATATCCATCTTCCAAGAAGTTCTGATATTCTTCACGAATATTTTCTTCGTTATACCAAAGAGATTCGATTTTGTCATCGACCATTAAAATAAATACTTTTTCAGGATTGTTCATCTAACACTCCACACTCCTTAACTTTTTTTAATACTTCTTTTGCAATCACATCGATATCACGAATAACTTTATGATCGGCACAATTAATCATAATCGTACTATATCGGTTAGCTATTTTCTGATATGCATGATCGACTTTTTTTAAATATTCGATATCGTTTTCATGAATATCGCCAGTATTACCACCAGTCTTGCCTTTCCGTTCTGCAAATAAGTTTAACCGAATTCTAATAGGGAGGCGTAACATAATAAGTAAATCCGGTTTAGGTAATTGTAATAAACGATATTCAAAATTTTCAAGCCATTGTAAAAACTGATCTTGAGCAGTTGCTTTTTCATAGCGAACGACTTGATATAACTCATTAGATGTTGTATAACGATCGCAAATAAGAATTGCGTCGTCTTGATTTAATAATTCTTTATATTTGGTTTGAAATGCTGCATAGCGATCCATCGCAAAGAAAAGGGAGGCAATTTTAGGATTAACGGCACCATTTCCACCAAACGTTCCATCTAAATACGATTTAACGAATGCTGAATATTCAGATTCATAATCAGGAAAACTAATTAAATGAACATTATAGTTCTCTTTCTTTAAAGATTCATACAATTTATTAGCTTGAGTTGCTTTTCCGCAACCGTCGCCACCATCAATAACTATTAGTTTCATATAGTAATCCTTCTGATAATATAAAAGGCTCCACATGGAGCCTTTATTTAAAATAAGAAATTAAAACTATCTTTTGTAAGATTAGTTTCGTTTAAATTATAATCGGCTTCTTCTGGATCTTCTGTAATAAGACCACCGCACATAGCGATTAAGTCTTCTAACATTAATCGACTATCGATAGTCGAATTAATCGCCGAAGAAATACCTTCTAATTTTTGATTATAGGTCGTAACGATTTGATCGCTTAATCGGCTACTGTAGAAAATGAATTCTTTCTTGCCGACTTTATCGGCGCGAATAAGACCGAGCATCACTTCGTTACTTTCTAAAGTAAAATCTTTAATATATAAAGAATCAGAATCGATACTTAAAATAGTATCTTCATTTAACACTTCTTTATCGATAAACCAATTAAAGAATACATTAGTCGTAATATTTTTAAAGCCAGTAAAATTATCGACAGTTATAACGACAGTATCGTCGGCAAATTCATCTTTAAAGTAAACAGCTTCTGCACCACCGTTAGGCTCTGGAGCATTCGTAACATCCCCAGTATAAGCAGCAGCGTTATTTTTTAAGTCACAATTCCAACCAATATGTAATCTTTTAGATTCGGCATGCAAGTCTAAATCAGTACGATATCCATTTTGATTAAACCAATGAATGCCGAAAGAGAATTTATTTGTCGCATTAACTTTAGAACACATCGGAATATTACCGATGAAATTCTTTTCAGATGTCGGTACTGCATATTGAATGTATTTAGATAATAAGAATTTCTTACCTTCGACTTTATCTTTAAGATCTTCTCTAATACTATTAGCAATGAGAACTAAACGACGCGCAGCAACCGATGTATAACATCTTTCACCGGACTTTTTAACGAATACTTTACCATTTCGAATATTGTATAATTTATATTCTGACGGTGTTAACTCGCTAAGCAAATAATTATATAAAGAAATTTTCTTAAATAGAGTAACGTTCTTTAATTCTTTTACGATATCTTTATCGAGAACAAACGGACTTGCAATATTGTCGAGAGGTAATTGTTTGCAAGGAACATTTAATGTTTTTGCCAACTTAGATGCTTTATTGATAATTTTAGCATTAGCTTTACTATCTTTTTTTAGCATAATCCAAAAATCGCGATAACGATTAAACGTTCTAGCAATTGTTTCGACGCCGTAATTTTCAGCAAAAGAAGCTAAAAGCTCAGAACTGTTATAACGATAACTGTTAACATTAAAATCTTGTTTATTATATTTACTACTGATTAAAAGAGTACTACCAGTTTTTTTATAATAAATATAACGAATTAAATCGATAGCATTAGACGGAGTGTAATAACAGGCGTCAATTAAATACGCTTTAATTTCTTTATTCTTAAAATCGTCGATAGAAAATCTATTAGTATAAGACGGAATAATTTCCATTAACAATTCAATAGTTTCTTGTTTTAATGCAATACCAGATACAAGAACTTTAACTTTTTCGACAAGTTCATCGACCGTAATCGGATAAATGATTGTAAATTTAATAGGATCTTGATCGTTATCTAAACCTAAATATTCGTTAGGTAAATATGTCGACTCTTTATCGACAGGAATAGTACCGAAACAACTTCCGTCTTCTTGATGAGTAAATACGGATAAATAATGTAAAGCTTGATGTAATCTTAATTCATCTAAGTCCATAAGATCGACAGCTTTAATAGATCGATGTAATGTCGATTTATTAATTTGATCGATATATTGATTACCGTATTGACTTACTAATGTATTACTATCGTTAGCTGTTAAATAATCGGCGGCTTCGTCGACAACGTAAACGCCGCTTTTAAACAGCTTACCTCTTTTAACAGGATTAATTCCATCTTCAATTAAGATTCGTTTAAACAACTTAATAATTGCATCACGTTTCTTTTGGTTTATCATATTTTCCTCCATATAATAAATAATGGCCGTAATAAACAAAGACATATAAGACTTCATTTATTACGACCATTATCCTAATGAAAATTGCCGGCGAGAAGTAAATCTTCCAATAGCTTTCTATAATTAAAAAGGAACTTCTTTATGCCGGCTTTCAAAATAATAATTAGGCGAAGAGTAATTGTTTTCTTCATTATTCGTAAGTTTAAAAGGAACTCTTTTATGCCTAAATTTATTATATTATATTTAATAGTTAATTGCAACCATTAATTTTAAATATGGAGTACTCTAGACTGAATTTCTTTAGTACGACCTTCGTTCCAGAAATTGTCTCCTAAATAACCACCTAGTATACCGCTAGTTTCCTAGTACTTTAACTCTATTTTTTATAGACGGTTTAGACTATACCACAAATATTATTTTTTATAATTTTTCCAAATTTTTTTTGAATGATATCTATATCCAATGTAGGAGCAATATGCATTAAATATGATAACAATGTTAAATTGTATTTAGAATTAATAGAAATATCATTTCTTTCTCCAGTAAGATTTGCTTGTATGTTGTATTTGCTAAATATTTTAATTATTTCTTTTTTTTGATCAATTGTTAAAATTTTAGATCCAACTACAAAATTTCCTTTTTTACTATGATTAGAATACCAACCATCATCTAATAAATAAAATAATAATCCAT